AGAGAGAACAGATTATAGCCGATTTCAGGAACGGCAAAATTACAATCCTCTGCAATGTGGATTTGATTTCAGAGGGCTTTGATGTGCCTGATTGCGAATGTACAATTCTGCTCCGACCTACTCACAGCCTTACGCTTTACATTCAGCAGTCAATGCGATGTATGCGCTATAAGCCAAACAAAAAGGCGATAATCATTGACCATGTAGGCAACTACGCAAGGCACGGAATGCCTGACGATGACAGAGAATGGACGCTTGAAAAACGCAAAAAGCAGAGTGTCAAAAAGGTTGAAAAGGAGCAGGCGGAAAAGGTCAGACAATGTCCCGAATGTTTCTTTACATTTTCAGCACCGCCGGCAGGGCAGAAAGCCGTATGCCCCCATTGCGGTTATGTTTTTCCGACAGCCGAAAGAACCGTTGAAACCGACACTACTGCAAAGCTCATTAAGGTTGAGGGATTCAAGCTTGATTTCAGCACACCCGATGATTGTCACAGCTACGCAGATTTACTCGAGTATGCAAAGAATCACAACTATAAATCGGGCTGGGCATATTATCAGGCACGAAAGAGAGGAATGATAGCTTGACAGAAGAACACGCAATTCAGAACAAAATCCGTGTTGCAATCGCACCGTACTGCGATATTTTCCGTATAAATGTAGGTGCAGGCTTTACAAAGGACGGCAGATATTTCAATACGGGAGTTCCACCCGGATTTTCAGATTTGTTCGGTGTCAGAAAATCAGACGGAAGAGCAGTCTTTATCGAGGTTAAAACTCCCAAGGGCAGACCTACCGAAAAACAGAAAAATTTTATACAAATGATGAGGCTCAACGGTGCTATTGCAGGGATATGCAGAAGTGCCGAGGACGCTGTAAATTTAGTGATAAAGGAGTAATAATTATGGGATTTAAAGCAAATTGGAGCGAGGCGGCACAGCCTAATTCACTCAAGCCCGAGGGCGATTATGAGTGTCTTATAGCAAAGGCAGAGGAGCGTGACTACACTAATTCAAAAGGCGAGGAAAAAACCTGCCTGAACATTTCGTTCGTTATCCGAAACGATGTTGAGCAGGGGTATAAAAACGGATATATCTTCCATACCTTGTGGAAACGCATAGAACCGACCGAGAACGATATGCAGGTAAACGGATACGGCTTTAATCAGGTTATGGCTCTCGGCAAGGCGGCAGGACTTCCCGACGGCAAGGACTATGACAGCCTTGAACAGTTCCTCGGTGAGCTTGTGAAAAAGCCTGTTCGTGCAACCGTTAAGCACGAAGAATACAACGGTAAAATGCAAGAGCGAGTAGGCTGGCTCAATCCGACTAAGTATCCGACAGTAAAGCATACTTTTAAGCAGTCGCAGAGTTCAACGGCAACAGCCTATGCACAGCCACAGCAGAGTTATGCACCTGCACAGACAGCAAATCAGGGCTTTGAAGATATGCCGCTCGATGATGATTTACCGTTCTGATTTTAAAAAATTTCTTCGGGGATTGCATAAAACAATGCAATTTTCACCGTATTTATACCCATATATGGAGGTGAAAAAATGGGCTTTACAAATTTAAACCCAAATAAAAATAAATATTTTGCAGTTCCCGAGGAATTGAAAGGTTACAAAAACTGGGTGTGCTGGCAGTCATATCCAGATCCGAAATCGCACAGCGGAATTTCAAAGAAACCGATAAATCCAAGAACGGGTGGCTTTGCAATGCCGAATAACTCGGACACTTGGTCAGATTTTGAAACAGCAGTCAGAGAATCCGCCAAATATTCAGGCATAGGCTTTATGTTCTCAAATTCACCGTTCTTCGGTGTTGACCTTGACGATATGCCAAACGATATTGAGAACTACAAAAACGGCGGAGCTGACAACATAATCAGCGAGTTTGTGAACACTTTGCAGAGTTATACCGAATTTTCGCAGAGCAAAACAGGTGTTCACATAATCTGCAAGGGAACTCTTCCCGAGGGCAGAAGAAAGGCTAAGAATGATTCGGGCGGTTTTGAAATGTACGAAAACGGCAGATTCTTCGTAGTGACAGGAGATTACTGCTCTGCATATGCGTACATAAACGATTGCACCGAAAGCATAAAGCCGCTGCATTCAAAATATCTCGGCAAGGCAACAGAGCCACAGCCTAAGCTCCGTAACATTGAGGTTAATCTCAATACGGTTGACGATATTGTAAAAGCCGCCTGCAATGCCAAAAACGGCAATCTTTTCAGAGCCTTATACAGCGGTGATTTTTCGGCTTATGCGTCACAGAGCGAGGGTGATATGGCATTCTGCAATATGCTTGCGTTCTGGTGCGGTTGCGATACTGACAAAATGGATTCGATTTTCAGACAATCAGGCTTGATGCGTGACAAGTGGGACAGAAAACAGTCGGGTACAACCTACGGCATTATAACCTTGCAAAAGGCTGTGTCGGGCTGTACGCAGACCTATAACCCAAAACAGCATAACGATTATTCAATTTCAATCGGTGAGGGCAAGGCTGTTCAAGCGGTTGACGAAGAAAAAATGCGTGCCTACACCTTTGACGATATGGGTAACGCCGACAGGTTCGTTGATTTGTTCGGCGATAATGTAAGGTATTGTTACACCGAGAAAAAGTGGTATTACTACAATTCTATGAAGTGGTGTGTTGACAATATCGGGGTAGTTTTGCGAATGGCAGACAAAAGCGTTGAGGCTATGAAAGCCGAGGCAAAGCTATACTTGCAGGCTGATGAGGAAAGCGGCGGAGATATGTCGAAAGCATTTGAAAAGCATATGAAAGCATGCCGTTCCAACAAATCAAAAAAAGCAATGCTCAACGAGGTTGAACACCATATCCCCGTACTTCCGGCACAAATGGATAAATACCGTATGGCATTAAACACTCCAAGCGGAATAATCAACCTAAAAAACGGCGAAGTGAGGGCGCATAATCCCGAATATTATTTCACAAAGATTACTTCGGTTGACTGTTCTCAAACGGCAGAGTGTCCCCGTTGGCTTGCATTCCTTGACGATATTTTTGCAGGCGATAAGGAGCTTATTCGCTACATTCAAAAGGCGGTCGGTTACAGTTTGACAGGCTCAACAGCCGAGCAATGCGCATTCTTCCTTTACGGCACGGGACGAAACGGCAAGAGTACATTCATTGATGTTATCCGTGATGTATTCGGCGATTATGCCGCAAACATTCAGCCTGAAACAATTATGGTAAGAAACTCTCAGAGCAGTGCCATAAACAGCGACATTGCACGGTTAAAGGGTGCAAGGCTTGTCACCTCGGTTGAGCCGAACGAGGGCGTGCGAATTAATGAGGGACTTCTCAAACAGCTTACGGGTGACGATACCGTAACCGCCCGAAAGCTGTACAGTGAAGAGTTTGAGTTTAAGCCCGAGTTCAAGCTGTGGATGGCGACAAACCATAAACCAATCATCAGAGGCACGGATACAGGCATATGGCGAAGAATACATATGATACCGTTCAATGTTCAGATTCCCGAGGATAAGGTTGATAAGAACCTTACGCATAAGCTCAAAGCCGAAATGACCGCAATTTTCAAATGGTGTATCGACGGCTGTATTCTGTGGCAGAGAGAGGGTTTGAAAATGCCGTCTGCCGTTCTTCAAAGCGTGAGAGAGTACAAGCGTGAAATGGATGTTATTTCCGCCTTTATCGAGGACAGATGTGTGTTAGAGGGTTCGGTTCAGGCAAGCACGCTCTATGCCGCCTATACAAGTTGGGCGGGGGATAACAACGAATATTGTATGTCAAATACCAAATTCAGCACCGAACTTGCCAAACGATTTGAAAAAGTAAAGGGAAGAAATTTCAATTATTTCAACGGAATTTCAATTTATAAAGATTGTTAGTGTGGTAGCTTGAGGAGGGTTTACGGGTTTTTCTAACCTTTCGTATAAGAAAAATAAACTAATATTATATATATAGAAAGGGTTCTTTAAAATAGCCCCAAACCCACCACAAGCCTCCGCAGGAGGTAATATGAAAAAATATGATTTTAACAATCCACAGGTGTTTACTCAGCTTGAGGATAAAGCAATTGACGGTCAGCTTGATTACTCATCCTTTCCGCCGCCCGAATATAAATACTTTTCAAGGCTTGCAAAGGTAGGCTACAACAACCGTCATAAAGGCTGGGATATAAACATCTGCCTTGAATGGCAGGACAAGCTCAGAACGGAGTATAAGCGTGACAGAAACGACGCAGACGAATACCGTATGCTCTCCCAAAGAATTATGGATAATGTTATGAAAAGCGCCGACTTCGTCCGTAAGATGTATCAGTCCCAAACCAACGAGCAAACCGTAATCAATGCCCTCCAAGCCTTAGAATGCCTAACCAACGAAAACGGCTTAACCAAAAGAATAACCGAAAAATTAAAGGAGAGTGATAGAAATGAAACTCAGACAGGAAATCAATAACACCCGTGATATGATTGACGGTGAACTCAATCGCATTATGGTCACAGATGATATAGAAGAGATAAGAGGGTTGACATATTATTTATTCCGCAACATAAATGACCTTATCCGCAAGAACCAACAAAGAATTGCCAAATCGTTGAGAGGTGAAGAAAATGATTGATTGTTCAAAAACAGAGAATTATCTCGCTGAAAAGCGAAGAATGACGAAAAGGACAAGAAAAGGGTTATGTAAAATTGATTGTTTCGTGTGTCCTTTATGCAGTGAAAATAACGGGACATCCGGTCTTGTTTCGTGTACCACTTTTGAAATGCTTAACCCTGAAAAAGCAATCGAAATCGTTCAGAAGTGGAGCGATGAGCATCCGCAAAAGACATATCTTACGGAGCTTTTGGAGAAGTATCCGAACGCAGAGCTTGATCACGGAGTACCAAAGGTTTGCCTAAAAAAATTAGGAGCTGTTTCGGGTTGTGCAAAAACAAAAAAAGGTGACTTGTATATTAGTTGTTATAGGTGCTGGAATCAGCCTATTGAGGACGGTGAAGAGCGATGATTGAAAAAGAATTAAAAATCCGTGATTTTTGCGGTGATTATGCTTTGGATATACCGTTCGCAGACGGTAGTGTAAACACGATATACTTTAATTCAAAACGAAATGCCGAAACAGTTAAGCATATTATCGAAGTTGACGGTAGTAAACCCAACGAAGCAACCGTGTGTGATATGCAAGAGATTAAGCACGGAAGTTGGGAATATGACAGCGAGGGTGTCGGTTATGCAAATTATTTATGTTCTGAGTGTGGCAACTTTCTCACTTTTTACGAGGACATTGATTTGTATCCATATTGTCCCTATTGCGGTGCAAAAATGAAACAGGAGCGTGATACGGATTGACGGTTAAAGATTATTTATATTCGGTCAGGGTTTCGGATAAGCTGATCAGGACGAAAGAACACGAGCTTTCGGAACTCAGGCTGAATATTGCGCAGGTATCGGTTAAGCAGAACGAGCCTGTTAAGACATCGGGAGTGAATGACCCTATGCGGATTGTGGACAGGATTGCAGACCTTCAGGCTGAAATCAATCGGGAAATTGACAATCTTGTGCGGTTGAAAACTGAAATCCGCAGTAAAATCAACGCACTTGACGATTACCGTTACATTGCAATTTTGACCGAGTATTACATAAATTGTCAGAGGTGGGAGGATATTGCCGAAAGTATGGAAATGAGCGTAAGGCATACCCTGAGATTGCACGGCGAAGCGTTACAGGCGTTCCGAAAAAAGTTCGATTTCTCGTAAAATTATTTTGAAATGTCATTGAATGTCACCCTTACCCTGCGTATAATGGTATTATGAAAGTTTGACAAACAGGACATATGTAGAACTCTCCTAAGATAAAAATTCGCACAGACCGCTCATAGTTCCAGCTGTGGGCGGTTTTGTGTTGTGAGGAAAAAGAAAGGGCGGTGGTACCGTGAAAGACAAATTAAATGCAAGGCAGAGGAAGTTTGCGGAATATTATGCGCAGAGCGGTAACACCGTTCAGAGTGCGATACAGGCAGGATATTCAGAAAATTACGCAAACGCAAGAGCGTATGAATTGTTGGATAATGTTGGAGTTTCAAAATACATCAAGGAGCTTTCCGATAAGCTCAAGGACGAGCGCATTATGAGTGCAAAGGACAGACAGGTTGCTTTGTCCGACATTGCAAGGAATGACGGGCAGGACACCTCCGACAGAATCAGGGCGATTGACACGCTCAACAAGATGACGGGCGAATACACCGTTAAGGTTGACGCAAAGGTTGAGCAGTCCGAAAAGCTATCCGATGTGTTCAGACAGTTGGGTGGTGAGGGACTGAGTGAGTAACAAATTCCCGTTGTCACAAAAGTATATCGACTTTATCAACACAACAAATGTGTCGGCTGAATTTCTTGAAGGCACTACAGCCTCAGGAAAAACAACAGTCGGAGCAGGCGTTAAGTTTATGCGAATGGTGTCGCAGTCGCCGAAGAAGCTTCACGCAATTGCCGCCAAGACTACGGGCAAGGCTGAGGAAACTATAATTCAGCAGGACAACGGTATTCTTGACTTGCACCGCAACGCTGTCTATTGTGGTAACGGCGACAAGGATTACAAGCTGCCGCATATCAAGTTTGAGGACAAAATTATCTATATTCTCGGTTACAGTAGTCGGGATAAATGGGAAATGGTTCTCGGTGCGCAGTTTGGGTGCGTTTATATTGACGAAATCAACACCGCCGATATCGAGTTTATCCGAGAGATGTCAACCCGTAATGACTATATGCTTGCAACGCTGAATCCCGATGATCCGAGCCTGCCTGTGTATAAGGAGTTTGTCAACCGCTCCCGTCCTTTTAAAAAATATGAAAACGATGTTCCTCCCGAGATTACGGCGGAGCTTACCGAAGAACCTGTACCGAATTGGCGGTATTGGTTCTTTTCTTTTGCCGACAATTTAAGTCTTACACCCGAACAGATTGAAAAGAAAAAGAACTCTGCACCGAAAGGTACAAAGCTCTATAAAAATAAAATCTTAGGTTTGCGAGGCAGAGCAACAGGTCTTGTGTTCCCGAATTTTGAGAGGGCAAGACATATCAAATCAAAAGAGTGGGCAAGAAAGTTTTTGAACTGTAACCGCAAGTCGGAACACTTTGTTCAGTTCACCGCAGGTCTTGATACCGCCTATTCGCAGAAGTCGCCTGACACTATCGCAATGACATTTTACGGTATTACCAATCACGGCAAGTGTGTTCAACTTGATGAAAGAGTTTATAACAACGCTGAAATGCAAACGCCTATTGCCCCGAGTGACACGGTGAAGAATTTTATTGATTTTCTTGACCGCAACCGTGATGAATGGGGCTTTGCACGCACGGCTTTTATTGACAGCGCCGACCAAGCGACTATTACCGAATTTCAAAAGTATAAGCGACAGCACGGCTGTGTCTATGACTTTGCAAATGCATGGAAGAAAACGAAGATTATCGACCGAATCAATCTTGTACTCGGCTGGCTTGCCACCGACTGTTATTTTGTGCTTGAACATTGTAAAAACACGATTGCCGAGTTTGAAATTTACAGCTGGCGAGAGGATAAAGACAACACACCCGAGGACGGTCACGACCATTGCATTAACAGCGGTCAATATGCGTGGCTGCCGTTTAAAAATATTATTGGAAGTGAAATAAATGGGGCTGATTAACAGAATGGCTGAATCTATCAGATCTGGAATTAAAAACTTTTTGCAGATTACTCCTGCAAGCGACAAAACAATTACCGTCACCGAAACAAGCAATCATCTGACCGAGTGCTTTATCAATCGCATTTGGTATTGGGGCAACAGCAGACAGCTTGCGGAGCTGTACAGGCAGATTGATACAAACAAAACTATGTTTTGGGCGGCAAAAAGCACAAAGGGGCTTGAAATCCGTAAAATACACACGGGCTTGCCGGCACTCATCTGCGAAACGCTTGTGAATATCGTAATTGCCGACTACAACGGCACAGATGTTACAAGTAAAAATTCAACCGCTTATGCAGAGCGTTGGGAAGACATTGAAAAGCAGAACAAACTGTCCGACACGGTTAAGCAAATGCTCCGTGACCTATGTGTTGTCGGTGACGGTGCTTTTAAGGTCAGCTTTGACACGGCTGTATCAGATGTTCCGATTGTTGAATGGTATCCTGCCGAAAACATCGACTTTACATATGTGCGCGGCAGAATCCGAGAGGTTAAGTTTTACACCGATTACACGCAAAAACACCGCCGTTATCGTTTTGAAGAAACATACGGTTACGGCTATATTCACTATGCTTTGTATGATGACAACGGCAAAGAGATTGACCTGCACACGGTTGACGCTCTTTCGTGGATTGATTCAAAGGGCGTTACATTTGACGAATCATATATTTGGGCTGTACCTGTCCTTTACGGCAAATCGTGCCACAAGGGCAGAGGTGCGGGCATTATCGGCATAAAAACAGACGCTTTCGACAGCCTTGATGAAGTGTGGTCACAGTGGATGGACGCACTCAGAGCCTGCCGAACAAAGCAGTATGTGCCTGATTGCCTTGTTCCGAGAAATCCCGAAACCTGTCAGCCAATATCGCCAAATCCGTTTGACAACCGATTTATCACCGTGGGCAACGATATGTCTGAAAACGGCAACGGCAACAGGATTTACACCGAAAGTCCGCAGATTCAGCACGAAAGCTATTTAAGCTCTTATATTACCGCTCTTGACCTCTGCTTGCAGGGGGTTATTTCTCCGTCAACCCTCGGTATTGATACGAAAAAACTCGACAATGCAGAGGCACAGAGGGAGAAAGAGAAAACAACTTTATACACAAGGCAAAATCTTATCAAGATTACTCAAAATGCCTTACAGAGCCTTGTCCTTGCCGTACTTAATGCCGATAGTGAGCTTAACGGCAAGGGTATTGTTGAGGGCTTGGAAGTATCTGTAAACTTCGGCGAATATGCAAATCCGAGCTTTGAAAGTCAGGTTGAAACCGTGTCAAAAGCAAGACAGGGCGGTTTGATGTCAGTTGAAACCTCGGTTGAAGAATTGTACGGCGACAGCAAGTCGGACGATTGGAAAGCCGAAGAGGTGCAGAGAATTAAGGAAGAACAGGGCATTGCAGGCGAAGAAGAAAAATCGGAACTTGACGATGTGGACCTTACCGACACAGAAGGACCTAACAATAACGCAGATGATGAAGAAAATGCGGAAAATAATGCAGAAAAAACCGAAAGCAATCCCGAACAGAACGATACACAGGTAAACAATGAGTGATTACAATATCAGAGAAGCCTTTGAAAAAATCGAAGATGAACTGATTGACAGCATGATGCGCAATTTCAGCCGTCACAGAGCCGAAGAAACTAAAGAGGGTTACAACTGGACACAATGGCAGGCTGAACAGCTCAAAAGTCTTGAAGAGTACCGTAAGCACAACGCAAAGAAATTCGGCAAGTGTTTCAAAACCATTAACAGCAAGGTTGAAGAGATGATTCGCACCGCCAAAGCTGACGGAAATGCAAGTCAGGAGGCAGAAATTCTTGAAGCTGTCAAGGACGGTTTCAAAGCCCCGAAAAAGCCGTCAGCACACAGCACAGCCGAGTTTTTTAAGGTGAATGACCGTAAACTTGACGCACTCATAAAATCGACCATAGACGATTTAAAGAGGGCAGAAACGGCAGTTTTGCGTATGAGCAACGACAAGTACCGCAAGGCGATTTTTAACGCACAGGTTGCAATGAACACGGGTGCGGTTACATACGAAAAAGCCGTTGATATAGCTTGCAAAGATATGCTCAACGCAGGTCTTAATTGTGTGGAATACAAAAACGGTGCAAGGCATACGCTCTCGGATTATGCGGATATGGCGGTTAAAACAGCCAACAAAAGAGCCTATCTGCGTGGTGAGGGCGAAAAGCGAGCCGAATGGGGAGTATCCCTAGTTGTTGTGAACTCAAGACAGGGCGGTTGCCCCGATTGTGCAAAATATATCGGCAAGGTGTTTATTGACGATGTTTATTCAAACGGCAAAAAGTCAGACGGAAACTATCCGCTTCTCTCAACCGCAATCAAGAACGGTTTGTTTCATCCGAGATGTAAGGACAGCACAAGTACATATTATCCCGAACTTGATGATTTGGACGCACCGCTGTCTGACTATGAAATCAAAGAGCTTGACCGTCAGCGAGGAATTGAGGAAAAACAGCAGTATGCACAGCGACAGGCAGAACGCTTTGACCGCCGTACCGAATACAGTCTTGATAAGGACAATAAACGCATTGCCCAAACCCGAGCCGATGAGTGGCACGATAGGGCGAATACGCTTGAAGAAAAGGCAAAACGATTTTCTTTGAAGACTGATGAACAAAAATATTACAGACCTGTTTTTAAGGAAGATATATCAAAAATTTTTGAACGCAAAATTGAGGGCGAAACAATTACAATTGATACCCGCAAGGCA